AAGGTGGTGGTATATTTGATTTTATTAGTGGTTTTTTTGGTTATGAAGAAGAAAAACCATTAACTTCTAATCAATTATATTTCAAAAAAAAATATGAAGACATTGAAGAAAATAAAAAAATAAAATTTGAAGCTACAAACCAAATACAACAAAATGCTAGCAAAATTGAAGAACTCATGTATAAAAGAAATGAATACGAATTTGGAACAGATGAATATGTAGAACTAACAAAACAAATAACTATTCATGTAAATATTGAGTATGAATTGCTTCTTAAATTTCAAAATGCTAGCAAGGAACTCAGCATATTAGATCACGGAGGCCGTGATTATGGTCCTTCATTACCAAGCAATATTGGTCAAATATCTTTAAATGGATATATAGATAATGCGAATTCTCCAAGAGATTTCTCTTACAGAAGCCGTTCATTAAAAAGATATCTTAGGAATACCACTCCTAAAAATGAAATTGAACCTCCTTCTAATGGACCAAAAAATAAAGCATTAACAAATAAAAGAAATAGATATAATAATAATAATAATAATAATAATACTCCTAGGCATAAAGATAAAAAAAAGAAATAAATATTAATTATTCTATAAATTTTAAATTTTATTAATTTATTTTATTGATTTATTTTACTAATTTTTAATTAAATTATTTATTTAAATAAATAATGTTTAAAATTGATGATTTAGACAATAATAAATTACTTGCTGGGATTTCTATAGTGATGTTAAATATTGGTAGTAGATATTTAGTATTAGATTTAAGTGAAAATACTAAACAAATATTACAATTAAGTATTATTAGAAGAATTACTTTATTTTGTATATTTTATTTAGGCACAAGAAGTTTTAAAATGTCTGTATTGTTAACTGCTGCGTTTATTATTATAAGTGCTGGTTTATTTAATGAAAAATCTAGATTTTGTATTCTACCAAAAACTGATAAGAAAATTACAAAGAAAAAAGTAACTATGGAAGAATACAAACATGCTTTAGAAACTGTTAATAATTATAATAATGTATAAAAAAAATATATAATTATTATAAATAGATGATTCCTTTACTTAATTTTATTGCGGTTATCTTATTAATATTCGTTACTTCATATCTATTTATTGAAATGTATAATATTAAAATGTATCTTGAAACTAATGAAAATCAATTGAATAATTTAGTTGATGATATTAATCATAATAATAAAGTTCTTGAAGGTAAACTTGATGATGACAAAAGTGTTACTACTGGAATTCAAGGACACACACACAATATTTGTGGTTCTAATGGTTCTAATTGTGAAACTACAACTGATATGATAAAATCTTAATAATTTACAAATGAAATTTACAAATTTATAATTTACAAATTTATAATTTACAAATGAAATTTACAAATGAAATTTACAAATGAAATTCTATAATTTTTATTCTAATAAATTATGATTTATAATTTATTTTAAAAAATAATTCTAAAAGATTTTTTATATTTTTATAATTTTTTATAATTTTATAGTAATTCTTAAAATTACTATAATTAGTCTTTGAAAGCAAAATTTGCTTATGTTTAGTTGCTGTAAGCAAGTCCGCCCATACCCGACATAACACGGAGAACATTGTAATTTACGGCATAGATATTATCATCTGCTATAAGAGGAGTTCCAGTACTGCCTGTTGTAAGTTGAGCGTTGTCAATTCTGGAGAAGTTGCAAGTACCAGAAGGTTGGTGCTCTTCTGGTTTAAGAGCAAAAGAGTAGACACTAATTTTTTTGGTCATTTGAGAAGTACGGGCCTTTAATGGATTAAATATTGTTACTATTACTTTAGCAGTACCCGAAGAAGCGGTAACTAATGCAGTTAATTTTTCACCCATTACAGCAGGTGCAATTGGATACTCAAAATCAGTTGTAGGAATTGTAAGGACATTATTTGCGGTAGTTGCAGATAAAGTTGCAGGACCAGTTATTGTTCCAATATAAGTATCACCTACAACTGGTAGAGAAACCCCTGTATAAGCATCAGCATTACCTAATGTATGTACTGTTATAGCAATTTTATTTCCCTTTTGAAAATTAGTTAATGTACCTGTTTCACCATTATCACCTCTAATTGTTAGAACATTAGAAGCATAATGAACTCTGCTAGCGGCACCTGCTGCTGATGAATGTACATCTAATACTGTACCCATATAAGCATCTAAAGTAAATCCACTTAATAATCCAGTATTTAATGGAACATCAGAAGAAGTGGGTAAGTTTTGTTTGGGGATAGCAGTGTGGTGGTCAAATGGTTGACGAAGTTGGAAGTATTCTTCTTCTTGAACAGCAAAGCGGTCGTGTCCATTAAGAACAAGTTTAGCATCAGCATAAGCACTAGCAGAAGCCCAAATTAGTTCTTTAACTGGATGATTGAAATTCAATTTAGTTGTAGCATTACCAGATGCAGTAGTTTCTTGAACTTGTTCAATTAGATATTCGTGAGATACTTGAGCAAAACGACGACGTTCGTCAGTATCAAGGTAGATGTAATCGGCCCAAAGTTTTTTATTAGTATAATCAGAATCACCATCTAAATTTAATTTAACTTTAACTTCATGATATTGAAGAGCAATTAGAGGAAGAGCAAGACCTGGATTTCTGTTAAACCAGAACTGAAGAGGAACTTGCATCATACCTACACCAGAAGCAGCGACAGTTCCTATATCACCCATCATTGCTTTAAGTCCAACTGCTTTAGATTCTGGAGTAGATAATTCATTCCAAATTTGCATCCATTCAGCAGTTTGCTTATCAATTCTTTGACCACCAATTTCAACTTCAGCAGTAGCTACAATACCAGAACCATTTGTAGTAGTTGTACCTCCAGTAGATGTAACATACATTCTCCCTACAAGATCACCATTTCTGGAAACAGTTGCAACTACGTTAGCGCCAGCAGCTGGAGAACCATTTAAGGTTTGTTCTACGCATTCCATAGCGAAGTTGGTGTGTCTGCGGTAGACAACTTTGAAGAAAGTAATTTGTGGATTACCAGTAAGGTAAATATCTTGAGCACCATAGGCAACGAGTTGCATTAATCCTCCTCCCATTGTTTTATACTATATAATAAGAAAATAATTTTAAATAAATTAAACTCACTAAATATATTATAATAAACTATAATAAAATATAATAAACTATAGTAAACTATAATATATTACTATATTTCTCTTTTATTTTAAATTTAAATAATTTTTTCTAAATCATCTACTATTTTATTAGCAGAATTTAGTTTATCTATTATATCAATTTTATTAGATTTGCTGGATATCCAAATTTTATCTAATTTAGGATGTTTTTCAACTTTAAAAAATTCTCTATATAATTTTTTTTCTTTATTATAACATTCTTTATAATATACTACATATTTACGAAGCATATCATGAGTAATCCCTTCTGGAAGAGAACGGGCATTATGTTTTCTATTCCGTTTATCAGTATTAGTATTCTGTTGTGATTGTGTTGCCCATCTTAAATTTTCTCTTCTATTATCTAATTTATCTTTGTTAATATGGTCAACAGAATAATTATCATTTGGTTTCTCTTGAACTCTATTCATTATAATTGAATGTAAATAACCATATTTAGTATTTTTTATATAACCACCAGAACATTTTTTATTTTTTCCACCTTTCCATAAATACCAATTTACATTCAAACTTTCTATATATTCAATATCTTCATTTGATATTTTTGTTTCTATTTTAGATTTATCTTTACCATCATTGCACAATAATATTGAATAATTATCAGTCATTTTATTCCAGATAATTATTTAAAAAAATTATTTTTTATACATTTTTCAAATTTTATTTTTTTAATAGTAATTGTAAAATCACTATAATTTAGTTGCTGTAAGCAAGATTATGAAATTCTTGCTTAATTACTGTAAGCAAGACCACCCATACCACTCATTACACGAAGTACGTTGTAGTTAACAGCGTAGACTTCACACTCAGCACCAGTACCTTGTACTAACTGAGCATTATCAATTCTGGAGAAATTGCAGGTACCAGATGGTTGATGTTCTTCGGGTTTGAGAGCGAAAGAGTATACCGCAATAGAATCTCTTTCATCAACACCACCAAAACCGGTGTGATGTTGCCATACTTGTGTACGAGTAAAATATTTAGTATTACGAGCAGCAAAGCGATCGTGACCATTTAATACAAGTTTCCAATTACCATCTTCATTTTCGGCAGGTGTAGAAGGACCTTGTGTAGCACCGGAAGAATCATTGAGTGGTTGACCAATCCATATAAGTTCTTTAACTGGATGATTAAAGTTAAGATCACAACTTACGGGGGTACTGTAACTTTGTTCTTGTACTTGTTCGATAAGGTATTCATGAGAAACTTGAGCAAAACGTCTGCGTTCATCAGTATCAAGGTAAATGTAATCAGCCCATAATTGAGGTTCAGTGGTAGACAATGTATTGCCCCGACAGGCATTATTAGCCCAACTACAACTTACTTTAACTTCATGATATTGAAGAGCAATAAGTGGAAGAGCAAGTCCAGGATTACGATTAAACCAAAATTGTAATGGAACATGAACAAGACCAGGTGTTT